AAATTATATTAAAGAAGATGGCAATATAGGTGATAAACCACACAACAGTCCTGTTATATACAAGCATTGTATCAAAGTGTTGCAGGGCAAATTCAAGGACAACAAAGTGACTGTGCAACATAATACTGTGCTGATCGAGCGTAACAAGCCACCTATGATATATATGGAGGATGGAATCCAATATCTAACCAAGAAAATGTACCGGCACCATGAAATAGACAGATGCACTGGTAGAACTGAAAAACTACAAATGTTCCTCTGTAGGTGTGGCATGGCCTCACATTTCGATCTGGAAGGATTTAAANNTGTCAAGTATGATGATTCCCCAGACCAACAGCCGCAAATCGTGGAAACATTGACACAAGTCAGATGCCCATATTGCTATACGCCCCTAATAACCACTAACACAAGCCAGGAGAATGCATCTAGCGATCTTAGACTGGTTGAGAAACCAGTTGGCAACCCAACTGCTGTACTTGAGATGCTAAGGTCACTGTTTGGACCAGAAGCTGGCCCCAAAGGGCCAGTGTGGGCCACGCATTCTGATGCACATGACCAAAGACTGGTTGCAATGGTACTAGCTAGATTAGACTTCAAACAGGTTACGATTGAAGGGATATTAACCCGTGAACAAATGGGTAAGCTGACTGCAAACTTCCCAACAATAATTGTTGACACCGTAGAAGGTCTCGGCACATTAAGCGACTCGCTATGGCGGGCAGAGCTAAAAGCGTGCATCACTCTGGCGCTTGCCCAACATTCCAGCGGTTGGGCACGTAATAGCCTAACGGAAAACACAGACATTGGTTTAGCCAGTTCCAGCGCTAATGCTGATGTAACATTAGTAGAATTTACAGCAAACCATAAAGATTTCTGTAATACAACCTACATTATAGTTCCCAGGTGCGTGCCCGACGGTATGTACGAGGAAGGAGCTGGCTCATGTAGCCTAGTAGCAAACACTTATCTGACCCTTGCGCCAGGGCACACAGAACCAACTAGCGTGGACAGGAATGCATATGATGCCTTAATGGAAACCGATTATCTACTGGTAAACACTGGTAGAGACACCACTGTCTACCGGAAGGACATTATGGCACAAGGCGAATACTGGCAGCTGTTGCGCCTGGCCCGCGTAGTAGGCCAGAATCTACACCAGTTTGCAAAAGCAGAGAGACAAGACTTGACTATCGAAGTACCAATGTTTGACCAACGTGCGTTAAGTTCAAAATTCGGTGTAAGCGCACTAACAATGCGCAAAACTACGGTGCACCACAAATTGTTGAAAGCTCTAACTGTGCGAGGGTTGGGGAATCCACTAGTTAGTTATCAGTCTATGTTGGATCTGGCATTGGGATTCACATGGCGCCGCATCAATATGCATGACCGCACGCTGGCTAACACAGACATAACACCAGAGTTAGCCGCCACACACGCGTGGATAGCGTTATTATTGACCAAACGTGGGGCGGCAGCACGCAATGCCACTGCAGAAGTCGCCGTCTCTCGGCCAGGCATCAACTCATTTGCACTGCAGAGCAGCATGGCATTAGCCAATATGCTGATCAAGTCTGTAGGGGCAACTTTAGGCATCACTACCACCGAATGGGTCTCTGAAGTGGCTCTGGACTGGACAGGTAGTCGCGTGACAGCCCAACAAGCCTCAGCTGCCCTTGATGAGCTAGCAGATTGGTTGCTAAAGCCAAGTGTGTCCACAGAACGGGTAGCAGAGTTCCAATCACTAACACCGAGTAGACCAGCCTGCAACCATAGACACTACAAGTGCGAACATAATGGTAGTAAGACATGCCAATGTTGTGGAAAGCAAGCAAACAACGACATTTGCGAATGTTGTGAACCAGCATGTTGGGACACCCACACTTGTACGCATAATTGCTACACAGTACCGCACACTTGTGCAATACAGTGCCAGCACAAACCAGGCAGATGTGACCACTGCAGCAAGAACGGATGTATAGAGAATGGCAAATGCAATACGTGTAGGCAACATGATAGTATCGAGAGTGTTGAAGTCGATATACACGATTGGGTAGCTTGGCTAGAATCAACGAACAATGAAGGAAGTAATAAAGGCAATACCAAATATAATAAAACCAAACCTAAACGTATATCTCATCGAATGCATCAATCGCTACCGCCACCAATCATGCCTGATGCAGTGGAGGTGGATGATGAAACAGCTACCAAGAGTTGGCCTAATCCACAAATTGGAACCGAAGGCAACAACCACTCGCATAGGTGTGTTGGCTGCGGAATGCTATATGAGTGTAAACGTGACAACACGTGTCAGCAACAGTTTGAAGGCGATTGCTTACACGTTACCGCTGATAAACCAGACGAGGTGCCAGAAGAAGAAGCAAAGTATGCAGAGGTGCGAGTCAGGTTGCTAGCACACATAAATGAACATCAAATAACAGCATTAGAAGCCGAGTCTGGTAGCCGGTGGCCATTACCATCTAGAGAGGAAGGTTCGCTGCACCAGATGGACGGCTGGCCCATTGGCACCACAGTAGAAAGTGAAGGTTTGTATGCAGTTGGGGATGATGAAACCCCGAATTTAGACACATCTGCAGCATGTGCTAGGGAAGTGGCTAGGTATTGTTGGCCAACTATGCAATCCAATATAATATCAGTGGGTCTATCAGGAGCAACAGCAACGGACCAAGACATTATCAAGTTTGCCGAAAAACATAGCCTGAACATCATTATGATAACGGCACTTAACACCAAAATAATACGCAACAATCTGTCAAACTGTTACGGAGTGTTCATCCATGATAGTTACAAAGGGGGTTCCGATGGCCATTGGTACAATGCAAAGATAGTTCAAGTCAAACGACCTGCCAGCTTGATAACTTTTGCCGAAGGTGTCAATAACCAAATGTTAAAAGCATTGGCCGGCAAAATAATAGGTGGCATACCCAAGGAAAGCAGCGGCTTGACATCCTACGAAAGGTTGCTATTAGAACTAACTATCCATTCTTCCCACAAAGCCGAGGTGAGTATTACCTATAATGATATAGGTTTGATGCACACCACGAAGGGACCATACCTAGCCAATGGTCCGATACATGACCCACAAAGAGGTTACGTACACATGAGAATACCGGAACGCGATGTTTTGCTAGTTGAACAATGGCTGACAGAAACATGGTCACTGGATTCTGATTTGATGAAACCGGGTACTTACAACCACATGAGCTTTGATAACTTGGAACAAGTACGTAAGGTGCAATTAATGGGCGAGATGATCAACTACAAAATGGCAAGCAGCGGGAATGTCGACTTCTGCAACGGCAGGTATAAGCTGCCGAATTACACTTACCAAGTTAGTACGGTGTCAAAAGTGGACATGGGTTATGCTTTTAGTATGGATGGTGTATTCTTGAAGTCAGGAGATTGGGTAGTGGTGAATGATGGTAAAGAAACATTCACGTGCCAAATAAAATTAAACCCGAATTTCAAAGGTAAGAGAACGTTAGGGGTGCTACTCACTAGCCGTAAATTAGGTGCCTCTGTCAACATCGGTTACACAGCAACTATCAGTGCCACGTCTAGCTTGGTCAAAATATGTTCTGCTATCAATTGGAAAGTAGACTTGGATGGCTTCAGGAGAGCAGTAGAAAATCCTGTGATATCGGTTGAAGCACCAGGAGGCTGGGGTAAGACAACCGCAATCATCGATAAATGGCAGCCGGGACAGATAGCCTTAGCTTGGACATCGGGGGGTAAGACTGCATTGCAGACGCAGGCGCAAGCTGTTAAGAAAAGACATGTATTGATACAATCCGTGGAAAAAGTAATGGCCGAGGGCTTACCGCCGGGAGTGACTGAAGTGCTATTGGATGAATCATCACTAACATCACTGTATGACGCCAGTTTGATCTGGAAGCCGGGTGTGAAGTTCCAATTCTTTGCTGACAATTCGCAGGTAGGCGTAGTGGATTTCAGCCCCATGGCAGGACTAAGGTCTCCGGTCGGGGTGACCAAATTTGTCAAAACAGGTATAGCCAAGTACAACCATCAATACCGCTATGCTGAGCCACTATGTTCAGAGTTGGCGAAGGTAGTGCCCGGCTTAACATATGCCGGACCTGACAAGAGAACACATTTCGAGGTGGTGAATGAAGACGCTATGAACAGGACGACATATAGAAAGTTAATTAATATGCATAAACCAGACATAGTACTGGTCTTTTATCGTGCACATGAACAACTACTAAAGAGTTGGGCTGAACCGGGCGCCGTGACGATTGACAACGTGCCTAAAGTTAAAATAGTCCAGGAACTTGCACGTGTACATTCATTCCAAGGTAACACGAGACCGAGAGTCATGGTCTTACAATGGAGAATGGGCAACACACCTGGCATAGAAACACAGTCAACCTACTGTTTCTCCGCAGCAACACGGGTGTCAGAACAATTGGTTTGGGTATCAGTCGCCATGTTTGATCAAACAACACCACTACATGAAAGAATTGGAACAGTGAGAGGCAGTGGAATTAACTCCAATTGGCGATCGTTATCTTGGGACATGACAATGGCCAAGTTAAGACAAAGCTTACCGCAAGCACCACAAGGGGAAAAACTAGATGAAGTGCTGAGTGTTATGAAGAAATCTGCACCCAAATTTGAAGAACAATACGGGGTAGGTGTTAGTTTAGCAAAGGTAGACAACAAGGTGTACCTTGAGGCGAGGAAGTTGGGCATACACATATTAACTCTTGAGATAAATGAGCAGTTAGATGTTAATGTGCAACACGACCCGACTGGATCAGTGACTCAGGCTGATATAGCTGTGATCCGCCAGCAGATATTGGACAGCGAGCGTGCAGTCGAATTGTCCACTGTGGCCGTCACCGAAGCATGGTGCCAAAACCACATGATGGCATACCACATAGCAGTGCGCGCCGCAGATGTAGGATTCCCAATAGATCTAAGTATAGGGCCGATAAATGTCAAATTGTTACCGAACGCGGCTGATAAATACTGCAAGATGAATTATGAAATAAGGGACGGTAAAAACAGCGCATTAGTTACTGTGGCTAGAGACCCACTGCATGGACATCTGATACAGTTTGGTCTCACTGGTAACGCGGAATTGGCATACTCAATTATGACCCCTAACATGGAACAATCACAAGTGTCAGAGGCTTTACAAAATCTTTTAGGTAGACGAATAGATGCACATAGATTTGTGTTGGCACACATGATCGAGGACTTAGGATTCACTGTCCTAGCTGCAGCTATGAATTTGCTTAACTTTATGGGCATCAGCAAGGACAAAGCAGACAAACTTGTACACCAGTCGTATATTAACAATTCACAACAAATTGTCAGGGAGATGAAAGAGGCCGTAACTAACCTTGACCAAACCGAGGGCACACACTTGGATTGGTGGAAAGCGACAAGTCACCAGCCCGTGAAATTCATACGCACTCCAACAGAACCGGGACCAAACGTAGGCAGGTACAAAGTCACGCATTACGCAGCCTGGCATGATGCAAACACATCTGAGTTGGAGTGGGTCTCTAGTGACCCTGGCGGTGAAGAAAAAGAACAACAAGTCATAAAGTTGTGGAGGCACGTAGGACGCGCAGCAGTAAACGGCATAGGCTTTAATCTTTTAGATAACTTGGGCCTGGCCGTGAGCAAAGTGGGAGGCCTGCCGCCTATAGAAGGGCTAATCAACCCAATTAGCGACCACTTAGCCCGAAACACTGAGGTTGCTAGAAAGATAGGAAATTACATGGCGGCGGCTGCGCAACGGTCCTGGAATGCTGATCCAGGTCCGTTGTACTTGCCGCGCACTTGGGACGAGGATGCATGCCGGGACATGTTACCGGGCAGAAAGATAAACTGGACAAGTGAGTTGGTGCCAGCAAGTCGGGGCCGGCCACTACTATGCATTGCACTACTCAATATGTATGGCAACTTGGGTCAAAGGCGTGTGATGTACTGCAACCACCCCCAAATAGCCACCGTTGCAAGGGACTGGAACATAACGGTTGCAAAACCGGGCACCAGTCAGGAACACTCCCCTGATTGGTCCGACGGTCAAAAACAGTTGATTAAGACCTGTGAGGCTATCACATCAATAGAACACAACGATGCCCCTGAACGCATGACAGACGGGTTACGGCTGCTACAAACGAAAATGCAAGAGCAGCTAGTGAGCAGAACCAATGGACCGCTGGCAAGGGATGGCGCGATAAGACCGGACGAATTCCAGGGATGCCTGATCGGGCCAGATGTCCTGTGGCATGAGGCTAGCATTGAGGAACTACTCCGTAAGCATGGCGAGCTTTATTGCATGCTACCAATGGGAAATGACTGGCAAGAAACGACGCTGGAAAATTCAACATACCTAGTTAACGTCAATTCAGGAATTACCATGCCCAAACAGTTTTGGCATGACTCTGCCATCACAGGGAGTCTCCTCAAACTGAGCAGCGATTTATTATTACAGGCACAGTTGTGCGGCGCCAGCCACTCGATGTTTTTGGTGAAGTTGACTGATGGATCCAAGGAGCCGCTATCCTGGTTTGCAGAAGACATGGTGGGCCCGTATGGGGCTGAGATGCTGATTAAATTGCCTGTCATAAAATTGAACCCGATAACGATAGTACGCGAAGCCGCTATAATCGAGTGGAGAGTGGTGAGGGTGCCACGCAGACTAATGCGTAGCTTGTCTTTAAGGATGTTACGAGAATCAATGAGCTTGGAACAACTAGAGACAGCAGGTAGAATACTAGGATCCACGTACGAAATGGCCACCCATTACGTTGGTGACAAATTCAAAGTGTCAGCCCAGACCATGGCTGATTGCGTGCTCGCAGCTTACCTAATGCACAGACCTTTAATGACAGAATTCCGTGCTATGGCTGACGTGCTTAATAGAAATGCTGGCAATCAGGTGTCAAAGTACCTGCTGGATATGGCACAGGGTGCCACTGCCAGAATATCAGACCTGTTGGGAGGAACATCCAGACCTGAAGACCTAGCCAGAATGGTTGGTTCAATTATCCAAGGGCCGATTGGTAAAATTCTTGAAAACTATGCCGATGAAATGGCTAACTTGCATGCGCAGGTATTAGTACAGAAACCTAGCTACAAGCTCTACTTCTATGGCAGAGTGCTAAACTTCACCACTGTACACGATCAGCCGACAAATTACGGCTCAGAGTATCCCATATATAGGGTTATGCAATATGTTCCAGCTATAATACGTGCAACTTTCAAGACCCCAGCTCTGAACGCACCTGCACCAGTACCAAGACCAAATTTGGCATCGTTGGGCACGAGACTACAGCCCGATACGGCAACTGGGCTGCAACTGTTTAGCAATGGTGTCATCAACTGGGACGAATTGGTATCTGGGGTGATTGACATCGCTGGCAAAGACTTGACACCAGATGCTGCGAAAGCAACGCTAGAATTTGAGCAAGCTTTGGACACAGCGTTGAACTCAATACAACAGAATGCCAAGATGCCTACACACTTGCGTATTGGAGCTAGGCAAGCGGCTAGGAAAACCACCATGGAACAGTCTCTGGAGCATTTGGTGAACTTTACAACAAACAACAGCGTCAGCAATGCCAAAAATTTGATAGATAGTTGCAATAAAGGCATGATAACGAAGTACGCATCAGAAATGACTGTAGGACTGCTATACATCGGTTCAACTGGTGACATGATGGCCACGGCACATTTAATTCTGATCTTAGTAGGCTTGGGTTTCAATGTAGTCTGCGCTTGTCCGTTGGCCCATTTACGTGGTCTAGTCGCAATCATAGATAGGGTTTCGGTGAAAGCAATAGCTGAAACAATGCATGATTGGGATGACGACGAAGAGTGGAATGCTGCGGCCAGTGATAAAATAATAATCAAGACTAGGGGTGGTAGGAGTGTGCGGCTCATGGGTCTGGAGTATGACACAACTGCGGCTATACATGCAGCTAAAGTTTTCACCAACATGAAATTTGACGAGATGAAGAAACTGATGCAGGAAAAATTAGTGCACTGTACGATGCCGCTAGATCGTAATGTTCGCAAAGCATTCTCCACGTGCGACTTCATCATTGGGAATGCAGCTGCACCGCAGGGTAGATTGCTAGCAGACGGGATGGCTAGGCCATACCTACAAATAGCCTACTTGCCATTCGGCTTGACATTCGCACGGGCGGACAGCTTGCAGCGGGTGTTAGACTTGGTAGTCAGCACCATAACTCCAGGATTTGTTATCGCTGCAGCTAGTGGGCAACTTGACAGAGAAGCTAGCCAATTGTATAACCTCGCAGATTGGTCAAGGCACGCCATAGACAATCCTGTACTAACACATTATTGTTGCCCAACCACTAGCTTTATGTCATTGAATCCACAATCTGAGCCCAACAAAGGGCCTATACTTGCAGGAAGGTTCCCATGGGAGGCAGGCAGCTTTGAAGGTCCCACGGGTAAGGTTTTGTTTGTCACTACGGGTAGCATGCCTGGGAATGACTACAGTAGTATTGGGGATGCAAGTATGATATTGCAGTCATATCAATACCACACTGTGGTGTTACACACAAAGAATGAAGAGGATTTAGGCAAACTAGCGTTATCATTTACAAATAAATCTCTTACCAAGTTACCAAATGATAGTTCTGACCTGCCTGACACATTAACCGTGTTATCTGACGGAGACTGGTTATTTATAGCTGTGACGTCACTCAGATTAGAAAGGTGTCTTAAGCATACAGACATACTACTCAGCCACTGTGGGCACGGCACCTATAACTGTGCCCGTGAAGTTGGCGCATACATGATAAATGATCCCCAGATTATGGACCAACACCTATGGGCGAATGTAGCTGAACTTAATAAATTTGGCGTGCCATGGAGTGGCGACCGCGCAAGGCTGTTGCCGAGGGTCAGTAGTCTGTTGATGAACAACGTGGAACCAGTCATGGGCGAATCAATGGAAGACAAAGCCCAACATCTTGGTGCAATGATAGCATCAACACTGTCATCAAACGGTATAGAGGTGAATCCATACTACGAAGACTTATATTATGATGCAGATGCTGATATGGCGGACCCTTGGAATTCAGCCAATCCAAACGCACAACCCAGGGACGATAGTGGATGGGGCCAACCATATACCGAGGGCCAGCAGCAGCCGGAATTCCAGGGCTGGGGCCCGGTGCCCGATAGTGGGATTGGGAACGGCACCCAGGCACAACCTGAATTACCTGACCATCAGACGACTGTAGAAAATACAGGTGAATGGTACCCACCGGTGGCCGGCGGCCTAATACTAGCAGACAAAGCTAATATGTCATTAGCCGAATGCAAGGATCTGAGGATCAAGTATGACCCTATGGACGCGCAGCAGGCTGCGGGCACAGCTTCTTGCGCACTGTGGTGTTTGGCAAAAACACTATACGACAATTTTGAGCCCGAATTGGAAGATGTAGAAGACCTGTTCGAAACGGAACAAGACTCTGTGTCTGCTGAAAGAGACTTACAGTCAGTCATAAACAACCTGACGGGTCTAGATGTTAGTGAGGTAGCTGAAGGAGGCCTCGAAAGGATGGATATACATCTACTGTTCTCCATATTTGGTTTAAATACATATGACGCCAACACAAAGCAACTATACTGTCCGTTTAAGACACGGCCAATAGTAGCTATAGACACCAGCCAAGACCACTGTAAGTTAGTAACTTGCCATATAATGCAGGACGACAAACCGCTACAGATGTACACGAAAATTAACCAGCAGCCTATTTCCGAAAATTACATTTATCTAGGTGACAAGAAGGTCATGCTGAAGACCGACACAATAGAATTTGGACGTATGTGCTTAGGATCAAGCATGTGGGACCTGAGTGACCCAAACTTACGTCTAGAGTTACGCAGACAGGTGAGGAATGGGCGTCTGCGGATGCGTGGTCACAAGTTGGATGACCAAGCAGGGGAACCGAAAGTTTTGGTCTTCAATGCCCTAAGATATGAGAATTGCTATCTGATAGAGCCGTTAAATGGGCATAGGCCAATGGTAGGTAGGCTTTATGGCGTGCCGTTAGTGAACGGCAGTGTGTCCTTAGGCTGTGTGGTTTCAAACACGCAAACAGGTAAGTACCATCTGGTTGTTGAGAGTGAAGTCGAACCCATTGGACAACTGTTGAGCATAAGAACAAGATTATTCGCAACCACTGCAGAAAGTAGAAACAGTGACAACCGTCTTGACTTACCCATAACTAACAGTCAGTCAAGGAACGCGGTCGAGAAGGCACTAAAAAGACCTGTTGTGCTTCTGTCCGGCAAGGTTCAACCACCAGAAGCTAACGTCTACTTACATAATGCTGACAACTATGTACATCACAACCAACTGAGCCTATACACACAGTTGAGAGATTGCAACGTGCAAACTATCACTGGTGAAACTATATACGTTGATGATCTACGCCACAAAAACCCATGGACCAACGTGCTAGTCGAAGGGGAATTCAGGTTAGGCTTGCCCACTCATACAGTACCGTACGACAACTCAGAAGCCGAACCACAAAGAAATGCAGCTGCATTGAAATGGTGTGATGCCGTTGCACTAGAACACGCAAACCTAAATGAGACCCTATACTTGCTCGGTCACGATGCTACCAGTCACGCCCCAGCTCATGAAGGGCCACTATCAATCATTACTGCAATAATTAGGGATGACAGGGGATCCAGGAATTCCCTACTACAGGTGCTGTTCGCTGCCCGAGGGACACAGCTAAATGATTTCATTGATAGGCATCCACAACTGAATTGGGCTAAGGATATGGTTGCCATTAAAACAGATACGGCACAAATAGGACCAATAGTTGAATACCCGTTCATAGCAGACAACAGCTTTATATACATGTTAACAGCTGACGGCTGGTATATGCTGAGTGTGCAAAAAGAAGTGCCATATGGACCGGTTTCATTAGTGCCAAGTGTTAGCGTGCCATTCCTTGGCAATGGTGAACCGGGAACGGTCAACTGTGGGACGAATGTTAGGGAAATACTAACAGCCATAGACAAACAGAACACAGAGGCAAGTGTGGGCACGCGACAGATTGGACCAATATATCTGAGCGATGTCTTCAATTGGTTGAAGAGCACGATGGACCGAAGTAAAATATTTAAAGTGCTAGGAATGGACGTGCTACACCTAGTGAGCAAGATGTATGCAGATGGGGTAGACGCAGAAACCTGCTTAATGGTCATGCCAGCGACATCAGACAAAAACCACGACCTGCGTGGCAAGATGCTACGACTGGCTGGAGCCGAGATAACCGAGTGCCCCTCACATCCTGGCAACTGGTGTTGGATGCTAGATGGTAAAACAGTGTGGTTAGTCAGTGGTCAGCTAGCTTACATGGACTGCCCAGGACATGTGAAAGCTTCGGATGGGGTACCAACACGCTGGAATAAGAAAACCGTTACTCTTAAGTATACCCAGAATGATCCCAAGTTCTGCACGTATCATGGGGGATCGGGGGCCAATTGCGAAAGTTGTAACAATGTTGATGTTATTGCCCTTTTACACCTGCAGACTATGGCAGAGGTTTTAGTGAAATACAACGAGCTAGTTACAACTAACGAGCGTATAGGGTTCGAAATACCTGGTCTTATTGTAGTACACGGCAAACCAATACAGGCCGATGTAGTCGAACAAAGCATCATAAACTCCACAGCCTCACAAGCGATATTGAACGTTTTAAAAAATGCGTTCTTCCCCATACACAACAAGGATGTGGGATATAGGGCTCTACAACACACTGACCTTGATATAGCAGATGTTTCCAAGTGGCCCAACATATTGTACAAAGGTTATGTAGCAGCCGAGATAGCACAAGTATGGGTTGAAGGTTCACGACTCGACATTAATCCAGATGAAATTACAAGGTACACGCTACATAAGGGTGAAACAAATAGACTGACCCACAATGATAGAGTGGTTGAAGTGAAAGGCAGCTTGCAGGCATTGTGTGGGCAAATATACAAGCAATTTGGTACCACCGATTTCTATGAATTTATATACCATAACGGGCAAAAAGGGGGACAGCTTCATGGTGCTGACGTGGCAACTTTCATTATATTTAACGCAGTTGCGGTTATTGAGTATAGATCTACAATGTCATTCCAGGACTCAGCGGTTCCGATTACAATATTACCAGAAGAATGGTGTGTTGACTATACAGGCGTAGTCCACCTAGTGCATGCACGCACCATCACGGTGATTAACAACAAACCCGTGCTGCACTTCGATATCCAGGGCTTATGTACAGCCATAGGTGCAAGACTGGAATATGGTGACAAAGAAATAGTGGAGATGCAGGTAGACACAGTAGTCACGTTATGCAAACTAAGAGCCGCGACCGGTAACTTGTTCCAAGTCGCACTGCCGCGCACATTGCCCGCTACATACAAGGAATGGTCAACTGGCGAAGGCAAACTATGGTTAACGCCAAACTCAAGTTTAAAACAGATAACGGAAGCAGAATGGACCATACGTTTCCCCAATGGCAGATTAGTTGCCACAAGAGTGCAAGCTGCTGATTATGATATACACTATGCCAATTGGGATTGCACCAGGGATTATAAAATCACTCGGGAAGGTATCAGATTTGCGAACCCAGCGTGCATTGTTAAACCTAGCACAGTTAAAGGATTCCAGAGCTACAGGGACACTATGAATCAGTTCGATTGGTTTACTACAGATCCTTTCGAGGCAAAGCCAAAGTTGGAAGACCAACCACGAGACCATCAAGTGGGTTTCAAGTTGCAAGAAACCAAAACGACTGGCCGGCCCATGGCTGGTGCCATATGCATGCCACCCGGTACAGGTAAAACGTACTTGTGTAACAAGTACCCCAGCATATTCGTAGACCATGACGTGCTGGAACAGCACGTGCGACAGACCAAGGAATTCCAAGAGGCATTAGCTGTGAGGGATTGGGCGGCCGTGAACGCGATACATAGGACTATGATATGCCCCAAAGGTAAAGTCTTACTAACATGGACACCGGAAACAGTGCCTTATAGTTGCTACAGAATCGGAGCATTAGCTTTAAAAGAAGACCCGGTGGACATAGGCCCAGACAGGGCCAACCTAGCCGCTATGTGCAAGGCAGGGTATGACGGATATGAGCTACTTAACGACAGGGTCGCGGTCGAGAATAGGGCGGTGAAACTAGCAGAACAATACCTGGATGGAAAACTAGACGGTATCAGCTCACTTAAAACTAACTTTGAAGACATGTTACACTTCCAAATAATAGATAGCTTAGAAGCACCTGAATTAGCAGTAAGATATGCAAACACAAACATTTATAATCACACACCGTTCATACCGTCTCTCACTAGCGAGATAACAAGAGCAATGTATGACAGGGAAGAACCACCTATCGAAGTAATCGATCTGTTTGAGAATAGGGACTTGACACAGATCATAACATACAAAACACCACGCACATTTGTCAACAAGCAACTACCGACTAGTTTCGAGAATCCTAACCTCATTGTTAGCGTGCGCAAACATACATTGACAAAGTACCCGATATATTCAAGACCAGTCCTATCTAAGATGATATACAGTGAGATTGAAGCCACACAACTACGTTTCCACGACGACGTCAAATTTAGGAAATACAAGCTTGATCCAGCACATGAAGCTGCAGAATTTGCAAAGACGTATTTCCACAGGGATTGGCAGGAGAGAGTTAAAGCAATGAGTATATTGACATGGAACCAAGACCAGCTTGCAGCATGGCTGAGGGCACGACCAGCATCAGCAACATTGGCACAACACATGGAAGAGGTTGCTGCTAGCTTGTACGATGACAGCCCTGTAGCCAAATTAAATGTCCACATAAAGATGGAAGCTTTATTAAAGTCCAAACCAATATTAGTCTGGGATGATCAAGCCCGCCGGCCGATTGTGTGGCAAGATAAATTCGTGCCATATTTGTTTGCTCCTATGTTTCTGCGTGCGAAGGACAGACTAAAGCAGTTACTTAGGCCAGAGTTCGTATACGCTGATGGCCTCACACCAGCCGAGCTGAGCTCCAGGTGCCGTGCCGTTAAAAATGGGTGTAAGTTTTACGAGGGTGATTTGGAGAAACAGGACAGCCGGACTGACATTGACACTTTGGACACTAGCTTCTACATCTATGAACACTTCTTAAGAATCGACCCGATAGCTCTGAGCCTATATCGGACTGGCACTGGGGTCTGGTCTTACAAAGGAAAGTTCGTGAAAGGAATTTCCCGTTATAAAGTGCAGTCTGGCATGGTTACCACCGCCTTACAAAATGTCATCAACAACTTGTTGGTACACAGGAGGCTAGTACAAAGGATGGGCAAATCTATAGAGCTGTTTATGGTGCTGGGTGACGATAGTTTGATGTTGCATAATGGCCACATAGATGCAGAAGAATTAAGGTTAGAAATCAAACAATACTTCAACATGTTATCCAAGAGCGACCATTTCAAGGCACATGGTACATTCTTGCAGATGCTGGCAACCGAAACAGGAAGTGGCGTGATACAAATGGGCCCTGATATAATTAGGTTACGTCGTCGTTTCGAAGTGACTAATGGTGTTACTGCTGACCCAGTGGGCACGGCAAATATGAGGGCGTTGTCATACTTAATGATGCTGGGCGATGGTAAAAGGCAACGGGAAATAGCGGCAAAGTTAGGTTATGAGGAAGAGTTACCAGTCTGGTTTAATATGGATGACAATATCAGAGGCTTGTGCCAAAAGCACGACATGACTGAGGTAGAAGTTGAGAACGAATTGCATACTTTATTGGACATGCTTGAACACCCAACAATAACTGAGTACCACTGGGAACATTATGCAGATGGTTTCTCCTTTAAGAAAAACCAAGGCGATCCATATATTGCTAAGGCAGGCGCAGACCATGTACCTGGGTCCGGCCGGTTTTAAACAATTAAGCCTATGGATGAGTAATGATAGAATAATACTGTTAAGATCTTTATTAAACGGTGAATTACGCTGCAATACTATCTGGAACCGCAGGCACAAGCATGAAGATCTAGTGGCAATTGTGACCGGGATACCTGAGATAGCTGAAAATCACCTACCCACTAAACCTGGGTTGTCCAATTGGCCAATCGTTAAATACAACAACGATATACAAGGGGGCCACTGGTTGTTCCAAGTTTCACAACACAGGTGGGAAGCGACGCGGCAGCGTGATAAATCGATGATACACAGAAACCCTTGGGGTTGGGCAGGCGTGCAACAACATTTGACGGATGGCAATGTGGAGACCATGATTGAAAACTGTGTGCACATGCTGAACGATTTACTAAGTGACAATCTGAATAGCAGTTATTGGATAATGACGGCTAGCGTGGAATGGCACACTGGAGTGGATTTCGTCGTCAATCTAGTGCAAGGCAAGGAAAAAGAAATAAAATTGGCCCACGTGCATAACAACACGTACAACTTATACGTGCCAGTAGGAGGGCGTGCATTGGCTAATTTGCGTTGTATCGCGCTGTTATCAGACTTCTATATGAAGTGTATAATTAAGAATGGCCGTAGTGATGACTACTTCTGCAATAACAATATATTGCATCAATACAGGCCAGCATGTAACGGTCTGAGCATGTACGGACCAATGCTACATGACTATGCACCGGACCGGCGAGCACCTAACCTAACTATACCGCTAATCGCAGCAAACCTTTACGAATACGGAATAGACGAACTGGTGGCAGCGAGTAGCGAAGCAGCCATTAACCTTATAATGTATAACAACAAATGTTGGCAATTAAATTTCACGGGTGTTGCAGCATTGAACTTTACCACAAATGTTAAAAACATAATCATAGCGGGACACAAAGGCGTAAACTGGCCGAGGAATGTGATAGAAGTTAACATGGAACTGACATCATTACAAATAGCTTGCAAAAGTGCACAACCTGGAACCACGCTTTACAGATACGTTAAAGAGAATTTGATAACCCAGTCTGAATTCGGTGCACCAGTTGTCGCTGGTAGTGAAGTTGCCGTTGAGGGAACAAAAGAATGGGCTTTCATATGGCCAGTTATTGGTGCATCCGGGTTGCAGAGGACACCACTGGCGCAAGAAAGTGCTAACGCACTCTATAAGCGTTTGGTCAACGTAGCATATGCATCGTTGGACAACCAACTGTTGGATGGAAAGCCACTGCCGCTGGTCAAAACAATGAGTTTTGGCCCTAACGATAACACATGGGGCACAATTGACACATCATATAGGGAAATGTTAATAGATACTGAGCAAGCCAAGCGCATGAATACCATTTCATCTAATTACTATCCATACATCCAACCGTCTGACCAATGGTTTGATTATACTACTGAATCAACAATGATAGATTTGCTGCCTGGATCGAACCTACCGATAACACTGGAAATGGACAACGATGGGGAAGGTGATATACAGAAATTATTGAGAAAGTACGGACAGATTAATGAAATGTTCATAGTGGCATGCCCCGGGACCGGCAAAACCACACATTGCGCTAACATTATAGGGGAGAAGTTCACTGATAATAGCCAGCCAATTTATGCCTGGCACCCCAATGACATACCAGAGAGATACCCGATATCAGCTTGCCTCACTTTAAGCTTGGACGCATTGATAGCGAGGGGGGTAAGCAAACAGAGGATACAAGCACACTCCGAATCGGTCATGTTCTGTTTCAAGAAAAACATACCAGTGTACGACGTAAGTGGTAGACATATATTGGACACACAATTTGACGAGTCCCAAGCATTAAGTGAACGTCAATGGTTGGAGATGTGGGGTTACACTGAAAACCAACAACCACTACCACTAAATCCGATTGAACGGGATTATGTAACAGACATGCTAGACGGTGAAAGATACTGGATGGGTGTTAGTAACGTAAGAATGAAATGGGTTCGCCACGGAATAACCAAATGGCCAGTAGATCAGCTTATAGTTGATCAGCGCCTGCCACTCCTGCCACAATCAGGGAACATAGTGTATGTCGGCCCACATAGGCGCCATAGACAAACAGCATTATTGATGACAGCTGGGTGGGACAACGTAACATACTACATCTGCCATGCACTTAAAGAAATAGGAGACCATGGCGACATTTACAACAGTCATATTGATACGATTGAAGACTGGCCAGCGGGGGCAAAAGTGGTTGAATGTGGTCACGAGTCCCACGTGTGCTGCGCCGAACATTGGAGCTATGAGAACACAATGGAGGTGGCTGAACACCTAACTTTCCACAAGATTAACAGTTACCACTTCGCATCCGCCAAGCTGGAGTGTTATATGCGAGATGATACGGAGGGCATTTATGAGTTGGGCTATGCTGAAGTCCGGGAATTAGTTGGAGCTCACAGAGCGTGGTGGCTGGAGATAAGTGACGCACCAAGCGAGGATATCGTGCCCATCGCTGACTGGTTCGAATTCAAAGAAAGTGGCGTTGAAACGTTTAGAAAGTTGATTGCTGAAGCCATAGCACATGCTGGTTTCGGATGCGATGACGACAATTATGCTAAGAGCGCCAGGAGCACAGTGGCCTCCTTACCGGCTAAGGTACCATTAACACTTAAAGCAGGGCGCTTCAACAATATCTCCTGGGACAATACAGGGCATGTATGGGTTAACAAATGTGGCATGACCACCTTCAATGCCAGAGGTTTTGTCCATGTGGTGGGAGCCATACTAGACTGCATGTATGGTGTTAAACACCCGGCACTTTCAAACATTGCTTTGAAAAATTGTTTAAAACCGATTAGTGAATGGTTCATATACAACGTGTCATGTTGTGTGGGAGATCATACAAGGGGTTCATGCGTGGTAGTAGGGGAATTAGGAGATTATTATATAAACCTGGCACCAAGTGCTGAATACATTTGGACACTGGGTGGTATTAAGAAAACACATGATAGGCACAACACATTAGGCTTCGGCCTACAGGGCAATCCAGCCTCCATGGCATGGCCAGAGCATCATCATGTATGGTTTGGAAGGGACACTACAGAGGATGAACATCATTGGAGTAAATTTGTGGCTACCAGTGATTTTGAGGAGTGGCGATACCAGCTAGCTAGAAATACCAATTTCAGGCATGAACATAGGGACGCAGGCAACTTTTTAGGTGCAAGGGAAGGATTCTTCGTTGTTACTCCGTTAGACTGTGACGTCTGCGGACACAAGAAAACCGTAACAGTGATGTGCGCCGCATGTGTAATATTGGGCCAGTCCGATATAACGTCAGACAAGGTACCAAGCGTCACAACTTCACAGGGTTACATGCCGCTAATGCCAGTAACCAGATACCCTCTCTTACATCCACAACGCAGGTATGAACCTCACAATGTTTATTATCAGCCAAACACCGGTGTACAACCAAAGTTCCAGCTGATAGATGGATGTATGTCCTATGATATGTTGGCATATCAACGTGAGTTAGTCAAAGGAATAAGGGACGAAACGTTTTGTGGGCTACACGGGACGAACGAAGCTGCTTTATTTATGGACTTACAAGAATTAGATGAAAACACAAAACAGATTGCAGCCATGTTGAAGTTTGCCATGACAAGGCTAAACATTAGAGTTGTCACAGCAACCAGCAGCTATGGGAACACAGACTACAACTGGATAAACCTATTGCACTCCAACCGCAATCACATAACTAGAGCTGGCAACTGCTATAGAGTTGAGTGCAACATTAGGCATGGACGGGAATTGGCCATGTGGCGTGTGGTCGCAGCTCAATTCGCGAATAAGCCAACACTCATTATGAATGGTAGGAACTTCCTGGACTGGAGCCACAGGGTGCCTAGGTTTTGGCACACTGTCAATGAAGGATATAACACCACTTGGTCAAGTGATGTGGTGATACAGAACGTAACTTTGTCAGCAGCGACACTGCATCCAGGCTGGGCTGGGCCAAATACAAAATTACTGCTGCAAATGTGCCAGCGTTGGGGCTACATTTATGGTTGCGATGAAGTTGCTGTCAAGAGATTAAGCGTTGTGCCTACAGCTTGTGCAATAATAGGTACAATTGACAAGTTAGACACTGTGCAACACCCAGATTTGTGGAATAATAGTTTACTCATTACTGACAGTGTGGGCAGACGGTTACTGAAAGTGAAAACTGGGTACAACATACATCAAATGGCTAAGATTAGACGGCTAGTAGCTTAAATGCAACCCTTAGATGGGCGTGCGGGATGAAGTATAT